CACAAGAAAGCACCTTTCCTGCTATTAGTTACAACCTTGTTTCCCTGGTAGCAAATCCAACAAATAGCGGTCATTCTCGCACTGAATTTGCCAGGGTTCAAGTGAATATTTATGCAACGAGTTTTGCTGATGCAATTGAATTGAGTGGACAAGTTAGAGCCGCGTTTGATGATGCGGTGACACCTGATCTATTTAATGAATGCTATTTGCAACGTGTTGAATTTGACGGCGAAAATCATACAGCTGATGACGTTGCTGCTTTTGCTGGACTTTATCAAGTTTCGCAAGATTATTTGTTAAATTACATTTATTCTGCGCCGACAGTCGAATCCGATTTGTTGTTAGAATCTGGTGATTTTATACTTTTAGAAACTGGAGATAAAATTATAATCTAATGGCAAAAAGTTTAAATATCGTTATTGGTGCAGACATTACTAAACTCCGTGAGGGATTTAATAAGGCTGTTGAAATCGTCCAGTCAGGTAGCAATAAAATGTCCGCTGAGGTTGCCAAATCGGCGAAATCAGTAGAGGAACGTTTAGCCGCAATGGCCACACGTAATCCCACAATGGGAACCGTTAGACAACTTACTTTATTAGCAATGGAGGCGAGGGCCCTAGGCCCAGAGTTTGCAAATGTTGCTAACGAAATCATCAAACAAGCTGGTAAAATTAAAGATTCTATTGCAGACGCGCGTGGTGAGGTTTCCTATTTTGCGAGTGACACAAGACGTTTAGACGCTGTATTGGGTGGAGTACAAGCATTATCGGGAGCATTTAGTTCTGTTCAAGGTGCTGCCGTTTTGTTGGGGGATGATAGCAAAGCGTTGCAGGAAACAATGCTTAAATTACACGCTGCAACATCTTTAGTTAATGGAATTACTGCTGTGCAAAATGCCATGCAAGCAGAAAGCGCATTGATGGTTGGATTGAATACCGCAGCGGTTAGAATTCAAACGTATGTAATGGGCCAAGCAACAGTTGCTGCTCGTATTTATGCCGGAGCATTGGTTGCAACTGGGGCTGGTGCTATTATTGTAGCAATTGGTTTAGTAGCCTCAGCTTTTTCAAGTGTCAAAGATGAAACAAAAGATGCAACAAAAGCAGTCAACACCTTAACAGAAGCATATAAAAAACAAGCCGAAACATCTAAAAATATCAGCAAAATTGGATTGGAAATTGCTGATCAATTATTAAAAAAAGAATTGGATGCTGCCAAATTACGAGGCGCAAGTGAAAAAGAATTAACAAAAATTGAAATTGCATTTTGGCAAAAGCGCAAAGAAAATTTGCAAGCCAATTTAGTCAATTACGATAAATATTCGGCGCAGTATTTACAAATTAGCCGCAATATTGCTGAGGTCGAAGGCAAGATTGATGAATTGCAAACTAATCAATCTATCGAAAATGCAAATAATCGCAGAGAAAAAAAGAAAAAAATTCAACAAAAAGAATTTGACGATGCCATTGCATTAATTAAAGCTCAAGGACAAGCAACAAATGATGCTGAAAGATTTTTTATTGATCAAAATAAAAAAATTCGAGAAAAAGCCGCAGCTGAAACTTTAAAATCTAAGCAATTCAGCGGGGCAAATATGATTGCCGGAACAGCAATTCCACCTGTATTAATTCAAGTTAAAATTGATCCTAAATCATACAGTCAAATCGTTCAAGATTTTGACAAGCTCATGATGGATGTGACGGCGGCAGTTGAAGCATTAGGCGAAAATGTTGCGACTGCATTTGGTGAAGCTATAGGCGGTGCAATGTCAGGCCAGCAAGATGTATTAGCAACTTTTGGCGATGCTGTATTAACTGCATTGGGTGGGTTTATGGCTCAAGTAGGAAAAATGTTAATAGCGTATGCCATAAGCATTGAAAAGCTGCAAACCGCTTTTGCAAATCCGACAGAAGCATTAGTGGCTGGTATTGCTTTGGTTGCAATTGGATCTGCAATTAAAAATTCTATGCAAAAGGGTCCATCAGTTCCAGCCTTTGCAGACGGTGGTATTGTTAGCGGGCCAACGCTTGGTCTTATGGGAGAATATCCGGGGGCAAGCACAAACCCAGAAATTATCGCACCTTTGGACAAATTAAAAGGTATGTTAAATACCGGAGATAATACCGGATATATTGCGAGCACTCAAATTCAAGGACGTGATTTGGCAATAGTTTTGGAAAGATATAACAAAGATTCACGACGTGGCTAGGATTTACTATGGCTCATTTAAGAGCATTCAAAACATTACTTATAAATTGGAGCTTTGGGATTCTCCTTCTGGATCATCAACATCTGGAACAGAATTGAAATTAGCCGGCGAAGGATTTGGATTAGAAATTCAAGGAGAAAGTTCTGCCTGGTATGAATCGCCAATCCGACCTAGTAGAGTTTCAAGCCAATGGGTGATACCGAATCAAACCGTATTAGATGACTTTTTAACTTTATCAACCAATTTAGAAAATTATTGGGCTTTAATTATTTACCGAGATAATGCTCCATTTTTTATTGGTCGAGTTGTAGCGGATCAAATGACAAGGCTCAGAGAAGCAATTGAAATACAGCCAATCATAGATTTGACTGCTGTTGATGGCCTAGAGTTATTAGATGGTTTCAATGTTGAAGAATCTTGGTTTACTGATGGCAAGATTAAAGCGTCACAGTTATTTCGCAAGTGCTTAGACAATTTAAATTTGTCAAATTATTGGGTTACATTGGGCATCAATAATAATTATTTTTATGATGCAATGGTGATCTATGCAACTCATGCGGTGCGCAAAGGTATAGACATAATAGATTTGGATTTAAACACATTTGTTACAGACTTTGACCCATTCCAGGATATTAAATCAATTGATGTCACAAATGGAATTTACGAGCCATTAAATATGGTTAGTTGTAAAGTTGCTTTGGAAAACCTTTTGACAAATTTTGGGTGCAGATTAATGCACGATAAAGCAGCATATTGGATTTACGCTGCTAATGGTTATGCGGCTAGCACAATGGCTTATAGACGCTATTCTTATACATTACAATATCAAGCAGCGTCAACATTATCGCACAGGCAAACAATTGGCTCACACGCATTGCCAGAATGGATGGCAAAACCATCGCTATATTATCAGCCTTCTTTAAAAAAGTTAGTCATAAATCAAAAGCGTCAAATGGGCGCTAAGAAAGTAAGGTCATTCAATGATAGTACGACAACAGCATTTGAATTAATTTCAACAGAAATACCCACTGGAACAAATCCAGATGTAGCCCCAATGCGAATTAGAGTTGTTTCCAAATCGGAAATTTACAGGGCAAGTGGTACGATGAAAGAGGACCGGACTTTTATGAATGTAATGGTTTGGATTGAAAACTCTTCAGGTTCAAAAATGCAAGCTGATGGTGCTGGATATTGGCAAAGTGTAAGCGTTGTTGTTGGGGAATTGGTAGAAAAAATAACGGTCGATAATTTAGGCACCTGGGTTGATATAGTATGGGAAAAATCTTTGACTACAGCGCCAGTTGGCTTTGATAAATTGTACATCAAAATTGATTACGTTAAAGCTGCAGTAATTACTTACACCAAATTAAGAGGATGGCGCTCATCATCTTTAGTAAATAAAGAATTTTGGGGATCGTTACAAGTGGCTTTTGCCGATAGTTCATCTTATCAAAACCCTGATTTGGTTTATGATTTAGCGGAACAATTTTATCCATCTGCAACCAGTTCGGTAAATAGTAAAAATGCAGAAATAGAGGCAACTTATTACACCGCCCCAAACAAATATTCTATTGGTAATATCTTAGTTAGCGACGGTACAAATACAGTATTAGAAACAGATTGGTTTGCTGGCTATGATAGCTTAACTCATGGCACGCTTACGGCAATGCTAGGTAATACACTTAGTGGACTTTATGCAAATTTTGTTCCTGTCATACAAGGCACTTGGATTGATAACGGTACTTATTCACAAATTAAATCGCTTTACTTTGACAATTATACCTGGCTATTAAATGGTGTAAGATATTCAGCACGATCAGAACAATGGGATGGTGAATGGTTGGCGGTGAGTCCGGTGTATACAAGTTTGACAAGTTCTGGCGAAGGTTTAAGAATTGGGAAAAGTGGAACACAAGTCATATCTGATCGCTTAAATTACCAGGAACAAGCCATTGCTAATTTGGGCGGGTATATTCAAAACGTTCCAAATCAAGTCCTTGAATATTTAGTCAACTACGCTGATCAGCCCATTACATCGCA